ACTGGGAACGTAGGCTTCTTGCTGAAAATTCGTACTATAACACGAATTATACGCTTTCAACAAAAACATTAACGATTCAAGTAGCACAGCGTTCACATAATTCAATCACTGCCAATAAAGAGTTCAAGGCAACCTACGTGAAAGATTGGTATGTCTATGAGTATAATAAAAATATATATCAAATCTACCCCCGTGATTTGAAGTGGATAGATATCCGAATTCCCAATAAAATCACGCATTCAACGTATATACCAGATATTATTAACATTGGTGATACGTTGGTATTTGAGGCAGAGGCAGAACCGACCCGCCTAGCGTAGCAGAACTAAGACGGTCTAAGCGTCTATAAATTAATTGTACATAGCAAGGATGGCGGCGACACCGGCAAATAGCCTAACCCTGGTGAGTACAGGTCTAGCTGATTCACGTCTGATGGCACCAAAAGGCAACCCAGACATACATCAGTTTATACACGTTGTTAACAAGACAACCCGTTTTTCGGCGCAGTGGGTCAACGTAGATTTTGACGGTACGCCCGAGTTTGGGCAACGTGTCAGCGTCACACTTCCTGTGATTGGAGAACTTGTGAATGGAATAATGGTTGTAGTGGAGATGCCTGATATTTATACTCCGCAACTTAATGCCATACGAGCGGCAAATGGTGACCCTACTATTTCAACGATTGATCCTAATAATTTAGGAAACTTCTTGGGTCCGCTATTTGGTTGGACAAACTCTCTGGGACACGCTATGATTCAGCAAATAGAGTTGGAAATCGGCGGTGAGATTGTGGAAACTATGGATGGACGATTGTTAGAAATCCTGGACGAATTGAACGAGACGACGGAATCTGCTCTAGCAAAGAATTTTATGATTAAACGTACTGCTAACGGCTTTACAAATACAACATATCTTACTCCTATACCGACCAAGGTCTATATACCGATTCCCTTTTGGTTCTCCAAGCCAGGTGTACATTCTCACGCCTTACCGATTCAGGCATTGACAAATGATATTGTGCGTATTCACGTGACGTTTCGCCCTGTGAATCAATTAGTATATACGGACGCAAGGGCAAATCCGTCAACGATTGGACTACAAACTGTAGCAGCGTGCACACCACCATATAGTCAGATGTTACAATTTACAGGGTCACCGTTTTGGCAAACGAATCCTGCCACGGGACCCACAGGAACAGTGTATACAATGAATGCTGAAATGGGAGTCACACCGACAACACCAGTAACGGGGGGTCTAGTGCCAGGTGTCACACTACCGTTACGATTCTCACCAAGATCGGCGTACCTTATGGTGGAGTACATTTCGTTAGAAGAGCAGGAGGCGATTGCCTTCCGAACGGCGGAGGTGACGTATCAGGTTCAGCAACACTTTGCGGTGCCGGTAGAGCAGACGCTCAGTCAAACGGAGTTTCATTTAGATATACCGTACGCCAATCCGACAAAGGAGCTACTGTGGGTATTACAACGTCCTGAAGCAACGGACTACAATGCGTTTTTCCTATTTACAAGAGATTTGTATCCTGTATCTGTAGCAGAGCCGAATGATAGTAGTCCACCGCCACTAAATCCGTGTACGATTCCGTGGTGGCCAAATGCCATTTTGTTACCAGATAGGGCGAACGACTGGCAGATACAGCCTGGATTTTATAATGCGTATTCTGAGCCTCTTAAGGGTGCGGCGCTTCACTACAATTCGTACGAGCGCTTTGTCCACGAAGGCGGGTCGTTCTTCCGTTCGGTTGTTCCGTCACAGTATTTTGTAAAGGAAGCGGCAATCAATCGTTATATTTACGCCTATGCGTTTGGACATAAGAATAACCGGTTGGAATATGAGCCGAAAGGAGCGGCAAATTGGGATAAGATAATGCGCAAGGAGCTCTATCTTACACTAAATAACGCACGGGGCGGAACGTCCCCGCCGAATTTAAACGTCTATGCGTACGTGACGATTTGGAATATATTTAAGGTGTATGGTGGTCGTGGTGGTATGTTATTCAGTAACTAATGTCTGTATGTCGCGCGGCGCTTATTACGACGTGTTGATTTTCTTCTGTATGTTTTACGGCGACGGGCACCACCTCTGGCTACAGACGATTCCACCGGCGGTGGCGGTACAACATTGACGCGATGACTGGTTGCAATATTTCCTCTACACATAGGACATGTGGTTCTTCCAGAGTTTCTCCACTGAGTTATACATATTTCGTGAAACATATGTCCACACTGGACTGGGTTTGTATTTGAACCGTTGTTTACAGCCCTTGTTGTTTCATCATAAGATTCATAGCATATAGGGCATACTCCAGGTTGACCATCAAATGGAGTATTTACAGGTGCGCCAACTGGTGCTACTGGTGCGACTGGTGCGACAGGAGCAGGTACAGGAACTAAAAACCGATTTATATATGTTTGTACCCACGCATTCCAGCCTAATCGTGCTATTCCTTGCATGTTGCGCATTGTCATAGCATAACTATAACCACTATGAGTACTACCAATAGGACTATGATTAATAATATCATCAATTTGAGACCGAGCAGAGCCGACTGCTCCAACTGAAAACATAAACCCTAAATGGGCAGGTGGATCAGGTATTAAAGCTGCCCATCCACCTGGAACAGATTCAATCGCATGAAATGCGTCTGGAAAAAATTGGCGATAAAGTGGATCTTGTACAAATGAAAAATCGCCACGAGGCGGTAATGCCATCCCTCTAATTAACTAATTTTAAAAATTGATAACACATTTTATTTATTATCAATTTATAAAATCAACATGTACATCGGATATGCTATTAGCATAATGACTGCCTTTAATATATTTGGCTATAGGCAGTCTGTAGAAGATTCTTGGGTACGCTCCAATGTATTACGGGACCATCTCAAGAAGCACGATCTAGACCTTTACTTTTACGACAAGAACGTCTATATTCTAGGTAAGCAGGTAAACGATTTCAGTGCGACGAATGATACCCACTATTCGGTCAACGACGCAGTTGAAGTTATAATTGCCTATAAGCATAAGGTCGCACAAAATCTCAAGGCGGCGGGTGCCAATCTAGCAGAATTTGATATTGAGGTAATGGAGGGGGAGCCAACTAAGGTCAATAATCCGGCACCGTACCTCATCACTTAGGTAGTCGCAATTGCTTTAATGTCACTTCAATCGGTTTTTTTGCGGAGCGAGGCAAATTCACTGTTGCGATTCGTCCGTAAGCAGTAAAGCTGACTGTTCCATTCCAGCAGATACCGTCTTTGATATATAGGTCAAAGTGGGACTTGAGTTCTTGGACCTCGGGGGACGCATATGGAATGCCTAAATCAATTGTGAGTTTCTTCAAAACCGCAATTGATTCTTTGAGCCGGTCTGCCTGAGGTTTTTCAGATACCACGTCAGACATTTAACCAACACCCAGGAAAAAATACCTAAACTAAACCTAACGCTGCGAAAAACCGGTCGGCATAATCACCGCGCACGTACTATTACAAATATTCATACCGAAAAAATAGTCGTATTTATTGTCGTAAGATGGGAAATTACGTATACAGCTACTGGCAGTATAGCAACATGTGCTTTGTTTAACGCAATCTCCCCTAGGATTGTTTAGGATATATTGCGCATTTTGATTTACATAGATTGTCCGCTGCTTCAGTTTACGAATTGTATCGGACGCGTCCATCTAGTTAGGCTCCTGAAAACGTTGGGTCATATCCGCCGTAGCCTGGCGCTGATGAGGTGTACTAAATGGCGAGGAAATTACATCGGGGTCCTGTGCCGTTGTATTACGACTTAGGAAGAAGCCGTGCTGGGTGCCGAGTGCCGTTACATTGCTCACCATTCGGGTTAGCATGTCAACATTTTCGTCCACCATCGGTTCCTGTTGCTGACGAACATCATCTAGCATTTCGTCCACCTGGGCTTGGAGACGGAGAATAAAGGAGCGACCAACGGCGGGTGAATGCGCTAGACGATTCTCTGCCATGTTGAGTTCGCTAATAGCACCGTCGTAATCGCGTCGCGTAATCATTTCGGATACAGTTGTCATTGTGCGGACAAGGTGAACCCGCTGAACCTGCTCTTCCATTTCCATCATATCTAGTGCTCCATTTGTACCGACAATACAACTTTGCTGAATTCCGTCTTCAATCCACATAAGCTGAACGGGTCCCCCCTGAGGTCCCCCTTGGGGTCCCCCTTGGGGACCAAAGGGACCAAAGGGACCACGAAAGACGACCCACTGGGGCTTATTAGCAATAAGCGGTCCAACGTTATATACCTCAGGGCGTGAGACATCTACACCAAGTTCAAGGCAGTAACCTCCTGGCAATACGGCAAGACGTGCGTTTGAACCGACCATGTCAATGAGTCCGCCGATAATATCACCAATGATGGCAGGAATGAGCTCGGTGGCATCGGCATAGGTATAAGAGCCACAGCTTCGCACTGCCATATCACGCAGCATTGCGGCGTTATGTGACGTGCCGAATCCGAGCGTATTGATCGGCGTACCACTTGCTACACGCGCTGAAAGAAGTCGTAGTAGCCCAGTAGCATTGGTGATTCCTGCGTTAACGTGTCCGTCGGTCATTAGGAAAACAGCGTCAATTGGGGACCCCTCGGACACCCCGCCGAGTAGCTCAATCGCCTCTTCCATATTGGTACCACCGTCAGCCGTCAGCCGGTCTACCATACGATGAATGTCGGTCTTTGCGCGGGTATTCATATTTGCGGACTCAACAAGCAGGGAAGCAGAACCGGCATACTGGATAAGCGTAAGCATATCCATCTCTTCCATACGGTCAATAAGAAGGTGTAGGGTGCGAATCACGGCGGCAATTGGGGCGCCCTCCATACTTCCGCTGGTATCTAGAAGAAGAGCAATGTGGTAAGGCGTTCGAACACCAACCCCCCGCGTGGGCAGAATTCGTACAACAAGGTCACTTGCGTAATAGGCAGCATCTACTTGAACGGGCATTGTGTGCGCATTCAAATAGATAAACATAGGGACTCAATTTTTTTCAAAGCCACAAAATCACACAATCAAGGCTGTGTATCAGTTGTGTAATTTCTGGTGAGCAATGTTTGCATACGCTTGTATTTGATATAGTCCGTGTGGGAACGAAACGTAGGAAACGGTGTACCGCTACCGGGAGCGCTTGTATATACAATGCCTACATTAGGCACGGTTTGGTATACGTTGTAGTTGTTTGATTCCGAAGAATATAGCGTCTTGCCGGAATTGAACGACACGCTATCGGATGCTGAACGCTCATTAGGCTGTTTGCGGAATAATAATACCGAGCAATCTTGGGAGCAGAAGTTTATCGTAGACAAAGGCAACGCAGGGTCTGGGTAATAAATGCGTGTCTGCGTTGAGCCGTAGTACGGCGGAGCTTGTGACGGAACTGACATATTTAATGAGCCATTAGAAATTCTTTCTCGTATGCGGATTCCATTTCGGGTAACGGCACTTCACGGTAGTCACGAATAAACTCCGTCTTCTCGCCATTACGAACGTGAATCACACTTGATGACTTTGTAATTATGTTATAGAGATTCTGAACACCAGCCGCCGAGCTATTCGTCCAGTAATTGGTACTACGCTTCCACTGATTCGTCGCCAGGTCGTATACAAGCTGAGCCTCCGAAAAGACCATACCAGAGGGGGAAACAAGGGTAGACGGGCACTGTTCACATACTACGCCTAGCACTTCACCAGAATGTTTTACTACGTCTCCAATCTTAACAGCATCCATACGTTTCCAGCTTCCGTCCGCCATATGAATCATACACGAGCCGTCAACGCCGAGACTGTAGTCCGGCACCGGCAACTCTTCAATCCTACCGATACTGCCGTTGAGCGCCTTTGAGGCAATACGCTGCGTTTCACTCACCACGTCTTCGGTGGAATGTTCGTCGTAGTCGGCTACCAGCAACTCCCCAGTACCTACGCCCACGCGGAATCGGTGTCCGCTAACGTTCAGGCATACAAGTTCTGGAACTGACCGTGCCCATATTGCGTCTGGGTGCGAACCTGCCATTACCATTCCAGACAGCCCCGCCAACACGTAGTGGGATGAGCTGACAACAACGTCGCCAATGCGCACCATCGGCGTTGAGCCCCCAGCAAAGCGGAACACCGACGTCACAATCGGCGACTTATTGTTCGGAACCTCAGCCAACACATCGCCAATCACAATATCCTTAATCGGCTTATACGTTCCGTCAGCCATCTTTACGGGTGTTTCGGGCGCAAAACAGAATTCCATTATAAACTGTACTAGATTGTTGTCGGCAAGATTGAAGGCGGCGGTCATCGCAGATTGACCCATAAAGAGCACGGCAAACATAGAGCCGTAGACCTTGCCCATCAAATTCAGGATACGAATAAAACTCATACGAACATTGTTTAACAGGAACTGAATCTTATTGCGCACACTAGCAATAAAGCTTTCCACACCTCCTAAAAATTTGGAAAACATACCACGGATACTCATCGCCGAATTTACTACGGTCATAATGACTTTCTGAAACGTACCTAAGATGCCGTAAATGGGGGCAAACACTTCGGCGGCTTTGCCGTTGAAAATGTTTTGGACACAGAAATTGAAATTTTCGCCAGGATTGTAACCGAAATTGCCGACAAACGGCATAAATACCGGATTACATCGGTATTTTCCGAAATTCTTTTTAATATCCGCTAGATTCGAAAACTGTAATGCTACAAACACTAGGATAAACTGTACTATGGTAACTAGCACAAAGACGATTATAGTTGTTGTATAACCCTCTTTCCACGCGACGTATTTTTCAAACTCGGATGGTTCCATTCTGAAAAACCCCTCTGTTGAACGCCGTGATTTTACTTGGGTGTTTCAACCCCGCCGTTTCTTATAAGTCCGCCTTGCTACGCGACCCTTCTTTGGCTTATTGTTAGAAGCGTCAGGAGATTTTGGATCACTGGACGTATTACTTTTATTGGACTTGGTGACATTTGCCGGTGCGTTTGTCGGCTTTACTTTATTATTACCAGCCGGTGACGCCGTCGGGGCTACAGGTGCTGTATCTGTAACTACATCTACATCATTCCAGCTGGTAATAGAGAAAAACCCACCCATTCCTACGATTTCTATAGATTTAAATACATTAAGCTAACGTACGTTTAATCCAGGCAATATCGGATTTGAACGTCTTACTGGCTATTGGTGAGGTACGTTTGGTGTAAGTGGCAACCGCCTGGAGCTTACGACGAACTGATAGAGAGCCATACTTCTTGACCGCCTTCTTTAACGCATTGCGACGAGTCTTTGCCGATGTCTTGACCACGTTGGAGTAACCAAACTGTGAAAGTTCGCCCTCACGTAATGGACCTATACCGGGGTTCCCATCGGATCCACGATATCCTTTACCTTTACGACCGACGTCTCTAATCAACGCAGCTTGAACCCGTACGCGCCGACCGTTCTTTAACTTGCGTGTATACGCAACACGACGGATATATCCGCGGTGTTTACGTGTTACAGTCATTCTAGTACGGTTCTAGAAATTGTATAAATCATATACCCATTTCAAGAAGGATGTTAGTTTTCGCAGGTTTAACAGTTACTCTCCTTGTGGGGGTACTTTACTTCTTTGCAAAGGTAAATCAACAAGAAGTACTTGACCACTGGGAGGAGTATAACAAAAATATATTATTCGTCTTTTTATTAGCACCTTTCTATAAGCCTGACGGTGATTCACGGTCCCGGCTTCAGTTCGCATTTGATAACTTTAATAATGTGTTGACGACGTTGGCTGATACAACAATGAAAACGATTATGCAACCGGTTATGCAGATTTTCAAGTTACTTACGGACGCTATTGACCAGGTAGTGAGTGGATTATTCAACGTACGAGGACTTCTCAAATCAATGTTTAGTCAATTCAACAGTATGACTGAAGTGTTTATGAAGCGCTTTGAAGGAATCCTTACCGCCTTACGTGCGACATTTATGAAGCTAAATTCAGCAATTAGTAAGACATTTGCGATTTCGGTGGCAGGTATTATGTCAGGTATATCTGCTGTTTACTCCGCACTGAGCGTATTTGATTTGATTGTAAATATTATTATTACAATTTTAATTATTGTTGCGGCGATTTTCATTTGGCTACCGTTCATTTTCCTGCCGGTGCTTGGAATGATTATTGCGGCGGTAGTGATGATTAATCAACTTCCGTCGTCTTTCAGTGACCAAATGACCGGTATAGCGGGTGTGTTCTGTTTCGATGAAGAAACTGAGGTGGAAACCAAAGACGAAACAAAGCCGATTGGATTAGTCAAATTGGGTGAAACTTTGGTGGACGGTGGAACAGTACAAGGCATCTTAGTATTTGAGCAGGATACGGATGATATGTACGATTTGTACGGCGTTTATGTCAGCGGATCGCATATTATTCATACCTCTACGAAGCCGATGTTTGTAAAAGACCACCCTGATGCGGTCAAACTTCCTCAGCAACGGCGTAAGGTGTACTGTTTTATTACCTCTACACGACGCATTCCGGTGAAGTCAATGATTGGTACGCTAGAGTTTGCCGATTGGGAGGAGATAGAGAATAATATGGATGAGCTTAAGATGTGGAATAAGCAAGTGTTTGGACTACTCAACCCGAACCAGATTTATCTAGAGCCGAGCCCGTACTGTCTTACATCGGAGGCGGGATTTACCGGCAAAACCCACGTTATGACGCCGTTAGGACCTGCTGAAATCCGTGGAATAGTTCCCGGATGTAAAATCATTGATGCCGACGGTAAGCAAACAACGGTGCGTGGTATTGTGCGTCTCGCACCAGAGGAGGTTGTTAACGCCGTTCAGTTGAGTGAAACATCGTATATGTCGTCCGGTAATTGGACAAAGGTCGGCGACACTTGGCTACAACAGCATAGTTTATGCGGAACGAAACATGCTGAGGAAGAGTCTTTACTCCGCATGGAGTGGTACCAGCTGTTTACAGAGTCTGGTACGTTTACGGTGATTGAGGGCGGACAGTTTATCGAGGTTCGTGACTTCACCGATGTTGGAAGTTCAGATATTTCTAAGACGTACGACTGGGTCCTAGAAACCTTAGCGGAGAAAATCTAATCCATAACTAAAGCAAATGTCTCCCAGAATTACATTCGTGCTCGTAATGTTGGGTCTGCTCCTCCTAGCAAATCTACTGATGGTTCACGGATTCACGAACTACCCTATTGGCGCTGAGGGATTTGTGGACTACATGCTGGACAACGCGGCGCCCACGGGTGACAATTACCAGGCGATTGGTACCTACGACAATGTCGTGAAGAAGCCGGCAAACGGTCTGTCCAACTGGCGCGGACCGGCGCCAAATGAGCCGCTACTGGGTCCCGAGGTTGAGATCGGTCCCGACAATCTCTTTATGTTCAAGAACAACCAGTGCAAGCCTGAGTGCTGCCCTGCCTCGTTCAGCTGCGGTGGCGGTTGCGTCTGTACAACGGCGAAGCAACGTGACTTTATTGCCACACGCGGTGGCAACCGCAATGTCCCCACGGACCTGTAAACACCTTTCAACGCGATCACTTTCATAATATGCTATAAGCATATACTGAAATGTTACACTAACTCCATACCGGACAATTCTTTCATCATACGTTGACTGGTGCTTTCTACCAACAGACCATTCGCGTACACGCCGTAATTCATGTAATAGTCCTTGTTTGTTAAGGCGAAGTGCCAGATGGTGTGAACACCCTCTTCGGTGTAAGGATCGGCACGGTCGTCTAAACAGGCTGGAAAACGGCACAGTTTATCGGTTACGTAAATCCTTCCAGCAAATTCTTCAATATCCTTGTACTGCTTATCAGTGACGCTATCTACAAGAATAGAGTGGCAACCGGTAACAATGAGGTCTTCGGTTACCTCAGGGTACTTTTCCTTCTTACATACATAAAGGCGATTCTTGCCACGTAGGGTATGCGCAGGATTGTAAATCTTGGAGTGACCGATCATATCAATTGCCTTGTAGCCGTGTAGGTATGTTTTGACAAAGGTGCCAGGCTTCAAAGTTTCTACGGGCAGATATGTTTCCTTGCCGTCTACAAAGCAAAGAATCTTTGAGCCTTCTTTGAAGCAGATAGGTGGTAGAGAATATGTGGCATAATACACACCACGTAGATTTGCGCTACTATTTACACCAAGAACTAAAGGAAGTCCTGCTGTTGGTCCAATTACAGAGGGCCGACGTGCGCCCAAAGAATACACACCAGTTTTGCTTGTATCAGATGTCCAAGTACTTCCACTGTCTAATGAATATATATATCCTCCTGGATGAATAGCATATAATTTTGTACCAGTTGTACCGATCGCAACATAATTAAATGAAAGTCCTGAGGCAGTATATTTTAGAGCAAAGTTCCAACTGCCAGAGTACGTACCTGTATAGATAACTCCATTTGTATCACTACTACTGGCAATGAACGTGCTATCATCGCTACTACATGCTATACTAGACCAATTTTTATTAGGAGCAGCTGTAGATGCCCATGTATTAGGAGGACTAGTCACAGCACCTGTTTGAAAAATACTACCACCATACACAACAGCAAGATAAGCAGTATTAATACCAGTACAGGCGATTCCTCTAAAATCATAACCTGATGCTGTTCCTGAGCCTGTATACCAACTTCCTAATGAACCACTTGTTAATGTATTTTGATAAATAGAACCTGTACCACCATTAGCTGCACCTGTTGTAACAAAAACATATACACTGCTAGAATAAACCCCATTACAACATATAGATGTTATATTGTTTGTTGATGGCGGATCTGTTATAGTACTCCAAGATACACCATAATCAGCAGAAAAATATATTGCATTACCAAAATTACCAGCAATACCTACTACAGCAAACATCGCAGAACCATCGGCTGTACTTGCTACCGCTATTACATTATTATTAGAGAAAATACTAGTAGTTTGAGTCCAACTTACTCCCTGATTTGAACTATAATAAATTTTATTATTGGTGCCTACAATAATATGAGTACTATTATTATCACCTGCAAAGCATAATCCATTAGACCCACTAAGTGATGATTGGTTCCACGTCCAGGTGTAGGACATTGTATATTTACTAAAACAATTTGTTTTTTTAAATATAAAAATCCGCAACTTACACCAATTCCATACCGGACAGTTCCTTCATCATACGACGGCTAGTCGTCTCTACCAGCAGACCGTTGGCGTATACGCCGTAATTCATATAGTAGTCTTTGTGCGCAAGGGCAAAGTGCCAGATGTTATGGACGCCCTCTTCACTGTAGGTTTCAGCGCGGTCATCCAAACACGCCATAAGGCGGTACTTCTTATCAGTGACATAGATATCGCCGGCTAGTTCACGAATATCATCCTCCTGTTTTTTGTCAATGCTGTCTACAAGAATAGAGTGGCAACCAGTGATTACCAGGTCCTCAGTCACCTCAGGATACTTCTCCTTCTTACATACATAAAGACGGTTCTTGCCACGCAAGGTGTTTGCGGGGTTGTAAATCTTGGACGAGCCAATGGATTCAATCGCCTTATAGCCGTGTAAGTAGGTTTTGACGAAACTGCCAGGCTTCAACGTTTCTACGGGTAAGTACATCTCCTTACCGTCTACAAAGCAAAGAATCTTGGTACCTTCTTTGAAGCAGAGGACTGTTATTGTACTATACCAAAATGCTTGGACTGAAGGAGGATATTGAGAAGTTGATAAAAGTGTACCAGGATATCCATCACTTCGTAA